CTTACTTTGATATAGTAGATGCAGTAGATGAATGGTCTTGGTTAAAAACTGCAGCACCTCAAAATGATTATTATGGTAATACATTTGTTGAAACTGTAGCTGGACAAAGATGGTATCTAATGAAAGCAGGTTCAACTGATGTAGATACAGATTATGATTCAGTTAACTGGGATGATTTTACTTTAACAACAGAAGGTGTTACAGGTAAAACAGCTCCTCATACAATTAATAAATTAGCATTTACAACTTTATCAGCATGGAGAGCTAATTTTGCTCAAGGTGAAGAAGCAAACAAAGCTAATTCACAAACTTATTCAACACCATTAAGAGTATTAAGAAGTTCAGATGGTAGAAGATTTGGATTATCTCCTATACCAGATGATGTGTATAGAATATATTTCTTTGCTTATAATAGACCTACTGCATTAACTAATGATACAGATAAAGTTTTATTTCCAGAACAATACAAACCAGTTTTACTAGCAAGAGCTAGATATTATATTTATCAATTTAAAGATAATATTGCACAATCACAATTAGCTTTAGATGAATATAAAAAAGGATTACAAAATATGGCTGACCAATTAAACTCTCCTCAACCAGAGTATATGTCAGATGTTAGATTTACATATTTATATTAAGGATAAACTATGCCAACTCAAGGAGCATCAATTACAGTACAAGGTGGCTTGGATTTAGTTTCAAGTTCTCATGCTTTATTTAGAACTCCAGGAGCTGCAACTAAATTACAAAATTTTGAATCATCTACTACAGGTGGTTATAGAAGAATAAGTGGTTATACTAAATGGGGTGGTGCAAGTGGTGTTATACCTAGTGGTGTATCAACTGATACTATTCATGGAATTATAAATTATGCAGATGGAGTAGTAGTTGCTCAATCAGATGATTTATATTTTAGTACTACAGGTACATCTTATGTACAAATAAATAAAGATACTTTTACTGCAGGACCAGGAACAGTTTCAATTAGTAGTGGTTCACCTACAGTAACAGGAAGTAGTACTACTTTTTTAACATCTTTTAGTCCTGGTGATGATATTAAAATAGATGGTAATTTTTATAAAGTATTATCTATTACAAGTGATATAGTATTAACATTAGATATTAATGCAAATACTACTACTACACAAAATGGTTTAACTTATTATATAGGTGGGATTACTTCATCTAATCTAGCTAGTGCAACAACTATACCTAGAAGCAATCAAACTAATGTTAGATTTATTAATTTTGAATCTACAGGTGGTCAAAATGGAACATTATATTTTGTAGATGGTCAAAATAAATTAGGTGAATTTTATATACATGAAGATGGTAGCTATCACTTTGAAGAAATTGAAAGGTCTGCTCCAGTAGGTTGTTCATTAATTGAAAGATATGCTGAAAGAATTATAGTATCTGGTCAAGCATCTAATCCTAGTACAGTATATTATAGCACTAGATTAAAACCTTATGATTTTGAAGGTGCTTCTGCAGGTTCAATTGATGTAGGTGATATAGTAATAGGTATTAAAGTATTTAGAAATAGCTTAATTATATTTTGTAAAAATAGTATATATGAGTTGACAAACCTTGATTCTACTCCTATAATTAAATCAGTAACTAAAAATATAGGTTGTGTAAGTGGCAACTCTATTCAGGAGATAGGTGGAGATTTAATTTTCTTAGCACCTGATGGATTGAGAACAGTTGCTGGAACAGCTAGAATTGATGATGTTGAACTAGGTTCTATTTCAAGAAAAATTTTACCTCTTATAAATAATATTTTAAATAACTTTGGAAACTATACAGTTTCTAGTATGGTTATTAGAGAACGAAGTCAATACAGATTATTCTATTATCAATCTGGTCAAGCAGCTTCTGGACAAAAAGGAATTATAGGAACATTTAAATATAGTGCAGAAGGTATACCTGCATTTGAATGGAGTGAAACAAGAGGATTACCTGTAACAGTTTGTACTTCAGATTTAAATAGTTCAGGTACAGAAGTTATTTTTCATGCAGATGAATCAGGCTATATTTATCAACACGATACTGGTAATAGTTTTAATGGTTCAAATGTAGAAGCAGAATTTCAAACACCAGATATGGACTATGGTGATAATGGATTAAGAAAAAGTTTATATAAAGTTAAAGCTAATATTGAACCTGAAGGTGTTCAAAACGATTTAAATTTAAGAATTAGATATGACTTTGAAAGTGGTGAAGTTCCTCAACCTGGAAATTTTTCAGTAGGTAATTTAAGTTCAGCTTCATTATTTGGTACTGCAGTTTTTGGTACAGCAATATTTGGTACAACAACATTACCAAGTAAAAGTATATTAGTAACTGGAAGTGGTTTTTCTAATAACTTTAAATTTTTTAGTAATGATACTAATGCTCCATATTCAGTAAATGGAATGTTTGTTTCATTTATAGCAGGAGGAAGAAGATAAATTATGGCAGGATATACTAGACAAAGTTCTTTAAATAATGGTGATACTATAACAGCAGCATTATTTAATAATGAATATAATCAATTACTAGCAGCTTTTAATAATACTACAGGACACAAACATGATGGTACTGCTGCTGAAGGTCCAGTCATTGCATTAATTGGAGATGCAGGATTATCAACTCCTTTAAACAAAATTCAAATAGATACAACTAATGATACAATAGATTTTTCTATTGATGTATCAGGTACTTCTACTGAACAATTTAATTTACAAGATGGTGCAATAGTACCTACAACTGATAATGATATAGATTTAGGTACATCAAGTTTAGAATTTAAAGATGCATACTTTGATGGTACTGTAACTTTAGATGGTTTAGTAATAGGTAGTGCTACAAGTATTACAGATGTAGATACAGATTTAACTTCAGTATCAGGAAGTGATGATACATTAGCTAGTGCAAAAGCTATTAAAACATATGTTGATGCACAAGTAACAGCTAGTGATTTAGATTTTTCTGGTGATAGTGGTGGTTCTCAATCAATTGATTTAGATTCACAATCTTTAACATTAACTGGTGGAACTGGTATTGATACTACAGGTTCTGCACAGACAATGACATTTGCAATTGACGATGCAGTTGTTGCAACATTAACAGGTTCTCAAACTCTTATAAACAAAATTTTAACTAGTGCTGAATTAACTAGTCCAGTTTTAAATGGTTCATTATCTGGTACTGCATTCTTAGATGAAGATACAATGTCATCTAACTCTGCAACAGCAGTAGCTTCACAACAATCTATTAAAGCATATGTTGATTCTCAAATTAGTTCATCAAATGAATTAGATGAATTAACAGATGTTAGTATTACAAGTATTGCAGATAAAAATATTTTAGTTTATGATTCAGTTTCAGGTAATTGGGAAAATCAATTAATATCAGGTGATGTATCAATTACTAATACAGGTGTTGCAACTGTTGCTAATAGTGCAATTACTTCTGCTAAAATAGCTGATGGTACAATTGTTAATGCAGATGTAAATGCTAGTGCAGCAATTGATGCTACTAAGATTCATGATGGTTCAATTTCAAATACAGAATTTGGATATTTAAATGGTGTAACAAGTAATATACAAACTCAATTAACAAGTTTAGATACTTTAAAAGCACCTCTAGCTAGTCCTACATTTACAGGAACAGTTTCAGCTCCTACTCCAACTACTGGTGATAGTTCAACTAAAGTTGCTACAACAGCTTTTGTAACTAATGCAGTAGCAGTAGAAAATGAATTAGCTGAAATGAATGATGTTGCAATTACTTCAGTTGCAGATGCTAACTTCTTAGTATATGATAGTACATCTACTAAATGGGAAAATCAATCTATATCTGGTGATGTTAGTATTACTAATGCTGGAGTAGCTTCTATTAATTCAGGAGTTATAGTTAATGCCGATGTTAATGCATCAGCAGCTATTGATGCTACTAAGATAGCAAATGGTAATGTTTCTAATACAGAATTCCAATATTTGGATGGTGTAACTTCAGCTATTCAAACTCAAATCGATACTAAACAAGCTACTATAGATTCATCTAATAGATTAAATGCTAATTTAGTAGGGGATGGTTCAGTAGATAATACTGAATTTGGTTATGTAAATGGAGTAACAAGTGCAATACAAACTCAAATAGATTCAGCTAATACTGATATTGCTACTAAAGCTTCAGCAGGATTCGCTGTAGCTATGGCAATTGCTTTGTAATTTGTGTTGACAATAAGATAAAAAAAAGGTATAATTAGGATAATTCTATGGCACAAGATTTCGAAAGATATTTACAACAAGACATATCAAACTCATCAGGTTCTCCAACTGTTTTAAGAACAGCAGCAGATTCAGATGATGCTATTATTGGTATTAGATGTGCAAACACTTCTGGTACTGCAGTTGATATAACTGTATATGTTAAGAATGGTAGTGACACTTATCACATTATTAAAGAAGCTCCAATCCCTACTGGTGGTTCTTTAGAATTAATTGATGGTGGTTCTAAAGTTGTATTACAGAGTGGAGATTCAGTTGAAGCTTATGCTTCTGCAGCTTCATCTGTTGATATAATTACTAGTGTTGTAGATACTATCTCAGCATAATAAGGAAATAATATACTATGGCATATGTTGGAAGAACTCCTGCAAACGCAGCATTAACTTCAGATGATTTAGATAATGGTATTGTCTCAGCAGACAAACTAGCTACTAATGCTGTAACTGAAGTTAAAGTAAATGCAGATGCAATAACAAATGCTAAAACAGAATTTACACCTGGACTAACTATTAAAGGTGATGGTTCAAGTGCTGATGGAAAGATTACTCTTAACTGTTCACAAAACAGTCATGGAGTTTCTATAACAGGACCAGCTCATTCAGCAGGTCAATCATATAATTTAATTTTGCCAACTTCAGTAGGTACTGCAAATCAAGTTTTAGCTACCAATGGTAATTCTACAAATCAATTATCTTGGATTGATGCAACAGAAACTAAACCAACAGTTGCAAATGTATCACAAACAATTGCTCCTGCTACTGCAACAGATATAACTATTACTGGTACAAACTTTGTATCAATACCACAAGTAGAATTTATTAAAACAGATGGTTCAGTAACTGTAGCTAATTCAATTTCATTTACAAGTTCAACATCTTTATCAGTTAATGTAACTTTAGCATTAGGTAACTATTATGTTAGAGTAGAAAACCCAGATGGTAATGCAGGTAGAAGTACAAGTAATATTATTACTGCATCTACAGCTCCAAGTTTTACAACAGCAGCAGGTTCACTAGGTACAGTTGCAGGAGACTTTAGTGGTACAGTTGCAACAGTTACAGGCTCATCAGATAGTGCAATAACATTTAGTGAAGTTACATCTGGTGGAAATGTTTTAACTGCAGCATCTGGTGCTAATTGCAGTTTAGCTACAGATGGTGTAATAACTACAACTGATTTTGGTGGAACTTCTACAGCAGCAACTTTGTATAATTTTACACTAAGAATTACAGATGCTGAAGGTCAGACAGTAGACAGAGATTTTAGTTTACAATCTAGCTTCGGTGCAACAGGTGGAGGACAATTTAACTAATGGCTAGTACATATTTACAAAGAACACAAGTTTCAGCAACTAATAGAAAAAAAATGACACTTTCTATGTGGTTTAAAACTTCTGAACAAGGTTCAAGAGATTATCAATTATGGGAAACTTATGCATCACCTACTGATAGAATTACAATGTATATAGATTCTAGTGACCAAATGCATTGGTATGACCCATATGAAAATGTTGATATAACTACAAATAGAAAATTTAGAGATACTAGCGGTTGGTATCATATTGTTTGGCAAATAGATACTACTGAAAGTACAGCATCTAATAGAATAAAACTTTATGTAAATGGAGTTCAAGAAACTTCTTTTTCAACAGCAAATTATTATTCTTTAAATGCTGATACAGCTTCAGGAACAGCAAGTTATACTAACTACATTGGTAAATATGGTGGTAATACAAATAATGATTTTAATGGCTCAATGTCACACATTCACTTTATAGATGGCACAGCTTATCAAGCATCTGACTTTGGTTCAACAGACAGCACAACTGGAGAATGGAAAATTAATACTTCGCCATCTGTTACTTATGGAAACAATGGTTTCTTTATTTTAAAAGATGGTAATAGTGTTACTGACCAATCTGGTAATAGTAATAACTTTACAGTTGGTGCAGGTACACTTACAAATACTGAAGATAATCCTTCAAATGTTTTTGCTACTATGAATCCTTTAATTCCAAGTAATGGTAGTTTTTCTGAAGGTAATAATACTATAACTACAAGTAGTTCAAGCTGGTGTACAATAGGAGGTAATTTAGGAGCTACTTCTGGTAAATATTATTGGGAAGTTAAAATGAATTTATTATCTGGTAGTACAACTAGCTTTTATACAATGATTGGATTTGCAAGATTACAAGGTAATTCAAGTGATTTAGGTAGTAATTTAACTTCAAATTTAGGTGATAATAATGGTGTTGGTATATATTCAGACAATGGAAGTTTATATCATCCTGGTGGAACAATTAGTTATACAAGTGGATTTAAAACAAGTGGAAATATAATTGGAGTAGCTTTAGATTTAGATAATAACTATGCTTATTGGTCTATTAATGGAACTTGGCAAAATAGTGGCGACCCAACTTCTGGTGCTACTGGTACAGGTGGTTATGATTTAAGTTCTTTTGCAGATGGAAGTTTTATTGTTCCAGCAAGTTCAGTTCAAAATTATGCTTCAGCAAATCAATCTGAAAATGAATATAACTTCGGCAATGGCTACTTCGGAACAACAGCAGTATCTAGTGCAGGAACTAACGCAAGTGGAAATGGAATATTTGAATATGATGTACCAACAGGCTTTACAGCTTTATCAACAAAAGGATTAAATTTATAATATGGCTTATACTACAATTAATAAATCTGGAGAGCATTTTAATACTAAACTTTATACAGGTACTGAAACCGCAGATACAAATATAACAGGAGTTGGTTTTCAACCAGATTGGGTTTGGATTAAAAATAGAGATACGACAGGTTGGCATAATCTCCATGATGCAGTTAGAGGTGCAGGTAAACTTATTTATACTAATCGAACTAATGCAGAACGTGATGATGCAATAAGTCTTACTAGTCTATCTTCTTTTAATAGTGATGGTTTCACAGTTGGTAATAATGGAGATACAAATGGTAATGGAAACAATATTGCATCATGGAATTGGAAAGCAAATGGTGCAGGTTCAGCTAATACAGATGGTTCTATAAGTTCTACTGTTAGTGCTAATACAACAGCAGGATTTAGTATTGTGTCTTATACAGGAACAAATGCTACTGGAACAGTTGGTCATGGTCTAGGTGCAACACCTAAAATAGTATTATACAAAAATAGAACTGATGTAACATATTGTTATTTTACTACATCAATTATTGATGGTACTCATGATTTATTACTTTTACCTGCTCTTGATGCACAACAACCTTTTTCAGCATCACTTCCAACAAATAGTGTATTAAATTTAATAGCTAATAATGATACAAATGGTTCTGGAGATAATATAATTGCCTACTGCTTCGCAGAGAAAAAGGGTTACTCAAAATTTGGCTCATATGTTGGTAATGGAAATGCAGATGGAACATTTATTTACACAGGATTTAAACCTGCTTTTGTAATAAATAAAAGAACAGATAGTATTGGTAATTGGAATATGAGAGATGTTAAAAGAGATGTAAACGAAAATACTAATAATTTATATTCTAATTTAGATAATGCAGAAGCATCAGGTCAAGGTATAGATTTTTTATCTAATGGTTTTAAACAAAGAAATAATGGTGGTGATAATAATGGTTCTGGTGCAACATACATCTACATGGCATTTGCAGAAGCACCATTAGTAGGTTCAAACAACGTACCATGCACAGCGAGGTAAATAGAATATTATGGCAATAATTAAAGTTAGAAACCCAGCAATAGATTTAGATGCAGCAGAGATTCCAAATATTGATGCTAGTAAAATTACTACAGGTTCTTTAGGTGCAGACAGAATACCTGGATTAGCTGCAAGTAAAATTACAAGTGGTACTTTTGCTGATGCTAGAATAGCAGCATCTAATGTATCTCAACACGCAACATCTTTTGATGATAACAAACTTGTTAATGATATTTCTACACTTGCTTTAAGACAAGCATCTGACCAAAACAAATCAGCTTACAATACCAACTCACAATCAGTTGATGTATTCCAAGATGATACTGGTATTGATACGACTACTAATGCTTTTAGAAATGCTAGTGAATATGTAAATACTATTTCATCATCTACTGATAGTGACCATGTTTTTTCTTTAGATATGAGTACAACAAATGTTGATGATTTAAATTCAAACAGTACAGTTTCTATTTTTAATGATGGTGGTGGTTTGCAAAACGAAACTAGGTCTGGAAGTTTAGATACCTATGCGACTAGGTGGGATGGAAGCACTGATGATTGGTTAAGAATTAATGATAATGATTTATTAAATTTAAGTGGAGATTTTGCAATTGATTGGCAAGTTTATTTTCATAGTAATGCTGGTACTGATAGATTATTGAGTAAAGTAGCATCTGGTGGTTCTCCTTATGAGTATTATCTTAGACCACATGGAGATTTTTACATTGATGGCAGAGGTAGTGTTGGTTCACAAAGTGTTAATAATAATCAATGGTATTATTTTTGTGTTGAAGCACATGGTTCTAATCTAAATCTTTATATGGATAATACTAGAGTAGCACAAACAACTTTAACTAGTTCAACTAATACAAATAGTTCAGCTAATTTATACATTGGTGGTGCTTGGTTTGCTAATACAAATGATAACACACAATATCCAAATATGTCTCTTGGTGGTTTAAGATATAAAAAAGGTTCAGCTAGATATAATTCAGCATCAAGTATAACTGCACCTACAACACCATTAAATGCTACTACTTTAATTAACAATGCTACAGGAAACTTTACAGGCACAACAATAACTGCACCATCAAGTGTATCTTCTATGGGTGCTATTATTACTTACCAAGACCAAGCAGGTACTAACGCATTAAACACAGATATAGTTTTACAATTATCAGCAGATGGTGGTTCTAACTATTCAACTGCTACACTTACTGCTTTACCAGATTTTTCTACTGGAATTAAGATGGCTAAAGTAAATGATTTAGCTGTAACAGCAGGAACAAGTTTAAAATATAAATTATCTTTTGCTAATCAAGCAAGTGGCTCTAAAGAAGCTAGAATAAGAGGAGTATCATTACAATATTAATATGGCTTATATCGGACAAAACTTAGATAGATTTAGTAATGTAGAAAAACTAGATGCTATAACACCAGCTACTGCAACAGGTGCTGGTCCTTATAATTTATTAAAAGGTGGTGTAGCATTTACTCCATCTAGTGCAGATACAATGGTAGTATCTATTGATGGAGTTATTCAGTATGGTAACTTTTCAGTAAGTGGTTCTACAATTACATTTGATGCACCTTTATCAGATTCAAATACTTGTGATTTTATTTATCACATGGGTACAGGTTTTATTTCAACACCAGCAGATGGTACAGTAACTCCAGTAACTTTTAGTACATCTGGAGTATCAGCAGGTAATGTAATAAAAGTAAATGATGCAGGTACTGCTTGGGAATTAGGTGCTGCATCTTCAGCAGAAATTTATGGCTTTTCTAAAGATAGTAATGGTGACTTAATTGTTACTACTACTAACCAAGGACAAGACGACATATCAAATGCAACATATGCCACATTTGATGATGTTTTATTTAGTGCTTCAGGATTTACCTTTAGCATTGTAAATGGCGAACTAATAGCTACAATTT